ATTTTGATTTGAATCCATGAGCCTCATCTCCAATTACTAATTCGTATGGTTCAAAACTTTTCTTTTGGAGTTTATAAATGGATTGCCATGTAGAAATAACAACTTTCTTCTCTGATATCTTATCTTGACCCGCATAAACTTGATGACAAAATTTTGCAGAATCCCACCCGTATTGTTGAAAATCTGTATATAATTGAGATACTAATGATGTGGTAGGAACGATTATTAAAGTCTTAACATTCAATGCTCGTACAATTAGATAGATTATTAAAGATTTTCCACTTGCGGTAGGAGAAACTAATAATGCTTTTTGGTATGACAGAGCATGATGAAACGCCTCTAGTTGGTAATCTCTAGGAACAAATGGTAGATTGAGACTATCAATAAAGTTTTGATTTTTTTCTATTTTGAGAGGTTTCCACCAATCCCCATCAGGAATTATCTTATAGTTTCTTTTTTCAGCGAATATAAAAACATATTCAAGAAGTCCACTATAGAGGTATCTAGTGTGAATATTGAATAGCCGTATTTTACCATCCCAGATTTTATTACGATATGAGGGCATAAACGTATATCCAGGAACAAAGAACGTAAAATAATCACATAGTTCTTGAGCAACAGATGGTTCACAATGGATTTTTAAGTATACCTCATCATGCTTAGATATACTAATATCCTCAATTCCCTGCTGTAAAACGTTTCCAGTCAATTGCATTTTTAATTAAATATCCTCTATTGGTGAGACTTCGAACTATAGCTTCTAAATAATTCACCTTTTCTTCTTGTACTGCAAGTAATTTTTTAGATTCTATTACATTCTCATCTGAATCTATATATTCTTGTATGTCTACTTTGAGTAATTTTAATTGAAATGGTTCCCAATCCACAGCTTCTAATTCTTCTTCAGTCATTCTTCCACTATAATAATCTCTTTTTCTTCTACGGAGACTAGTAAATATAAAACTCATATCCTTGAATTTTAATTTTTCATTGGAATATAGTATTAAATACTTGTTATGTAATTGGGGAATTTTTACTGCTTCTTGAGATAATTCAGTTTCATCAATAGCACAATCACTTGACCATAATTTTTGTATTTCTTCAAATTTCATAATTTATTATTAATTATTTAATAGATTCTTAATAGTATATTCACTATAAGCAAAAGTAATTTGTGTTATTAAATTTGTTGTTTCCATTACTGTAGTATCAAATTGTATTTCTGCTAAATTAGTAGGGAACATATTTGCAAAATGAATCTCTAATGTAGGATTCATTGAACTACTTAATATAGTTAATACACCATCTGTATATTCAGGTTTACCAGTTATCCATGTAAATACTTCTTGCCAATTTTTTAAATATTCATCAACTATAAAACCTACAATTAATTGTTCATATTCTACTGAACCACCTGGCAACATAAGTCCCTCTCTTTGTGGGAGACCATAGGATATTCCAGACAATGTTATTCCAGGTAAATTAACCGTTTGAACAAAAAATGTAGTCTTAGGTAAAGCCTGAAGTTCAAATTTAAATTGTACTTCGGTTAGGGGATTTATGTTTTCTGGTTGGGTACTTAATGCCATATATCCTTTTAGATGTTATAGTGTTCTCTACTATTTAGTAGGCGTAAAAAAAGGGGTAGACAAAAGCCCACCCCGTTCTCTGTATTCCTTAAAAAAGGATTACATCAAGTTTGCTACGATAACGTGGCGATAGTACCTGTTAAGGTTAGCTGTAAGTGCGCCTGTACCGACACCGTTATTAGTGGCATCTGTATCATTGGCAAAAGGATTAGAAACCAGACCATAACGTGTCTTGAAACCAATCTTTGGTTGGAAAGAGTTCTCACCAACTGCACGAACCATTTGCAACGGAACGTAAGGACAATAGAAAAGTCCCGCGTCATATGCAGATGAACCTTTGTAACCAACAGTGAAGAAGTTAGTTGCAGAAGTAGGAGCATAAGGATCAACAAAAACTTTGTATCGACCATTAAGAGTACCGACCATTGTGGCACCAGTATCATCACCGTGAATATCATTTCCAGTTGGAACACCAGATAGTTGTCCCGCCATTGCTAATGCTGAAGCAACGTCTGAGGAAGTAATAAGAATATTACCTTTTCCTCTTCGTGTGTCTTTAGCAATTGCATTTGCTTCACGTTCAATTTGGAACATCAAGCCTTTAAATTTTTCAACTGACCAACGTCCGTTAGAATCAGTATCAAGATCAAAAGTACCAGCTGTTGCAACATTGTGTTGTGCACCAGGCTTAGAAGTTGTGTAGATAGTTCTCATAACTTCACGGTTGATCTCAGCCAAAATTTCTCCGGAAAGAATATTTGACAATTCAGTTTCAGCATCCAAACCGTGAACGGCTTTAAGATCCTGAGCCAATTCCATTGTGTACTCAGCTTTGAGTGCACGTGATCCAGCGGTTACTGTTACTTTGTCAATTGCAAACGCCATCTCTGGAATAGTAACATCAGCTTCTTGAACTGCTGTCGTTACACTAGTACCAGTTGTCATACTAGCATCTGCTGGGTTACTGTTAGCGGAATGTCCACTCCCACTACCAGAAAAGGATGTGTCAGCTTCATCGTGACCAGCTTCGGCACCATCTTGTGAGGTATAATGTGATTTCATACAAAAAATCAATCCAGTAGGACCGTTCATTGGTTGAACACCACAAACATCATAAGCAATAAGATTAGGCATTGCTCTACGGACTAGTGAAATCAAAACGGGATCAACATAATCGATGTTTCCACCTGTCTTGTTTGCATGGGCTGCTTCTTGAATATTACCAAACATTCCACCGTCTTGTGTAGTTTGTTCACGCATTGCGGTCTCTTGGTTTTCCAAAAGAACTGCAGTGACAGCGCGACGATAGCTGTCTTTAATTGGGGGAAGGTCTTCGTGTGAAAGAACCGGACCCCATTTTTTCTGAAGGTCTTCAGATAAATACATATTTTTCTCCTAAAAGAATTAAAAATTAATTGTTGTTGTAGCGACGTATCGCTGAAGTATATTTACTCATATTCTCATCAAGCCTTACTGGAGACTGTTCTTCAGATACTTGAAGGTTTTCATCTGTTTCACTAATTTCAGATGTGGTAGATTTAGTCTTAGGAAAATAACTTTCCTTTAAGACGTTTAATTTTTCTGTATATTGTTCAGCATTTTCATATTCGATGCCTTCTGCTAACTTTGCGATTTTCTCTGAATCGGTATCAGCTAGATCATTGGTTGTAGACTTTAAGACATCACTCTTTTGAAACTCTGCCAATTCTTTTCGGAGTTCTACTCCACGATTAATCTCTTCATCTAAAGAAGTTTCCAAGTCATCAACTTTTGTGAATAAGTCGTCAACCATGTCCACTTTCTCTTCAGGAATGTCGATGTAATGTTCTGAGAAAAGAGTTCTTAATCCAGACATGAAATCTTCAACCAATTCGGAACGAATTCCTTTTTCGATTGCCAATTCATTTTCTTTCATCCACTCTTCTACGACATAAGTAAGATAACCATCAACCTTTTCTGTAAGACCTTTTTGGAAATCAGCAGAAACTACCTTTTGCTCTGTAACATGCTCACTTTCAAGTTCTGTCAGTTTTTTGTTAACTTCTTCGATAACTTTTGCTTGTACAGCAGCTTCAAAGATAATTGAGGCTTTTGATTTGAATGCTTCAGTAAGTCCATCTTCACCTTCTACCAATGCAGCAACGTCATCTTTAACATCGATAGTAAGGTCTTCAGCAGTTACTGCAGCCTTAGTACGTTTTGCTTCTGTAGTTGGTTCTTCATCATCATCTTCATCTTCGTCATCAGACTCAATGAGAGATGCAGCAGTTAGAATTTGTTCGTATTTCGTTGATAATTCATCCTTTTTCAACTTATTAAGAACTTCATAAACAGCTTTAAGCATACCATTTTTTGTTTTAGGTAATACTGATTCAGGTAACTTAATTTCTTTCTCTTTTGCGCCTTTATCTGATTTACGCGCTTGGTCTCCGAAATCTTGAGATTCATCAACTTCTTCTTCGTCTTCTTCTTCCCCATCAACTTCTTCATCTACTTCTTCTTCATCATCTGAAGAACCTTGCTCAGCAGCAACCTTCCGTTTTTCGAAAAGTGCTTTCTCCGTCATCTCTTCAGACTCTTGGTTTGTTAATTCTTCAGACATTTAAATCTCCTGTACTTTAATTATATGCATTTGTTGTTGTTTGTAATTATATTTAGTAAATTCATAACTTTGACATAAAAGTTTCAAAAGCCTTAACTTCATTAATACTTTTATGCTGTATATCATGTTTAATTCGAGTAATTTCTCGCTCATCGAGTAATCCATTATCCCATATCCACTCTCTTCCTTCCATAATACCATTGACAAAAGCCGCTGGTGCAGAAGGATCAGCGACAATATCAGCAGCAGTAGCAAGATAAAAATCATCTTGTACTTGACTAACATTACGCCCCGCAGGCTTTAACGAGCCCATTCCTCTAGATGAAACACCCAAACGAGCACCCTCATCAATTAAATTCTTTACAATTTTCCCATAAGGAGTATCCATAACCTTTGCTCTACCGACAAAACTGTTCCCCTCCATTTTTAGTGATTGTATTAAATGGGAAACTCTTTCAAGATTAACAGTAGGACCTTCTGGATGTCCTAATTCACCAAACGCTCTGTTTTGGTTGATATAATTTTGTTCATATCTCTTAGCTTCTTTTTGTAATATATCTTTTGGATATATTCTACCATTGCGATTCTTTACATTGGCTTGCATAAATACACCTTCAATGAAGTAATTCTTTCCACCTGTACTAGTGGATTCACATACAAATTCTACATCTTCAAGTGTTTCGCAAATAAGTCTCATTTTTTTTCTCCTATCTATTGCCTAATACAAAATCAACTGGGAATCCCAAACTAGTATTTAGTTCATATTGAGGAATATCATATCCTGGTGCTTGTTTTTTACATTCCATAATAATTGTATAATCATCACCCGAAGCAAATCCAACTGTGGAAAACTGAATATCACCTAAAACTCCACCTGTATCACCGGTTGCATTACTTCCAATTCCTGGAAATTCTTGAGATGGTAAATTGAGAACTCCATTACCACCAATACTTGCAACAACAGCCTCTGTACTTGATCCGTCCCACTCAATCTTAACGTTTTCTCCGTTTGTCATCCATTGTATTTTAGTAACTAAAACATTGTAATCTAATTCTGTAAGATTTCCACTATTTGCAACGGTTTCAGTGTGTGTTCCTGATACTCCACCAACAATAGCATCTCCATTAGACATAGTAGTTAGAATAGTTGTTGCTGTTTTGTTTGTATTGTCCCATCCAACAACTTCTACAGTAGATGCTCCAGCCGTGAATCCAGTAACAAGAAAATGTTCCGTAGCGGCGGTTGTTATTACTTCACCAACTTTAAAGTTTTCTGTCGAAGGAGCGGATAAAGTAAGAGTATGTTTAGCCCAATTAAGAGTTGATACATCTACTTTCTTGACATCTGTCTCTGCTACATTACTATAAAATTTATAAACTACTTTTCTTTCGGTATCAACTAATTTTTGTGTTTCAGCTGCCATTTATTATTCCCCTGAACTTTCCGGCCCTTTCGGGTCTGCCTCTGTTTTGGTTAAAAAAGTACTTGCTATATCTTTTCTTTTATCTTCTAATGCTACCAGTATCTTCTGCTGGAGCGCACTGTTAATTGCGGATTTTACTTCTCCTGCATCACCATTCACGGATAACGCTACAATATTTTCAACTGCAGACATTTCGGACATAATAACTAACTCCTATATACGTTTATTTATCTATTATATTTATACTATTTATAAACTCTAACTATTAATTACTTTCAAGTTAGGTTTATTTAATGATGGGTCAAATTCAGAAAATTGATCCTCTGATTCCCCCTCTGGAGGAGCTGCTTCTGCCTTCTCTCTCTCCATCTGATCTTTAATTTCATCTATTTCTGCTTGAGTCAATTTAAGAACCTTCTTATTAATGTACTCTTGAGAGAAAAATTTACCAACAACTTCATCTCTGTAACCCATATCAGTTACTAAAATACCTAATCGTTCTTTCATCATTTGAGCATCTTTTAGTTCAGCAAAATGTGAATCAGACTGCCATTCATAAACTAGTTGATCCCTTATAAGTTCCCAATCTTGAGCTGAAATTACACCAGTAAGAAGTAATTGTTTTTCAAGAATATCATCAAATAATATTTGAAATCTTGCACGTAATCTTCCAACAAAACGTGTAAATTTTACTTCATCTCTTGAAATTTCTTCTGCTCGTCCTAGTATAAAGCCAGAATCTTGTTCTAAACGAGAGGGAGGAACGTTAAGAGCTTTGTATAGTTTTGATTTGAAATATTCAACATCAGCTAGTTCTCCTAAGTTTTCCCCGCCCGGTAATGTAGTTATTTCTGTTCCTCTACCACCTTCTCTACGTGGAAGCCAGTAATCTTCAAGCATACTCATATGCTTACGATCATCTTTGACATCACCTGTTTGAGAATCATATACAAGTTTATTCTTATACTTGTTCATGATATCACTAAGATATTGTTCTGCTTTTATTTTTGGTAAGTTACCCACATCAATATAGAAAATTCTTCGTTCAGGTGCTCTTGAAATACGGTAAATTACTACTGCATCCTCAATCATTCTAAGTTGATTTAATGGTTTAATTGCCTTATGAAGATGTCCTAATACAACTTTTCTATCTACATCCAATATACCAGAATGAACATACGAAACAGCATCAGCCGCTATTTGCATAGTTACTCCACCAGTTTGGGCTGTAATTCCAAATTCATTAAACAAATAATACTCTAGAAATTCATTAGTATCTACTTCTTTACCACTTGGTCCTTCTGTAAATTTAGGCTGTCTAACCTTCTTTATTTTTAAGGGATCTATTGAACGTAGTTCTAATATACCACGTTTGGGGTTTTTTTCATCAATAATAATATGAAAATATAATCTACCATCAACATACCATTTTCGGATTAACTCATAACCAACTTTTTTAAAATCAAGTAGACGAACTACTTCTTTAAATTCTTTATGTATACGTTCTTTTATTGGTTCCGATAGAGTAGATTTTTCAAGACTAAGACTAACAGGTGTCTCTTCTCTATTGGTGACGACTACTTCATTAATAACATCATCTATTGCTTGATCACATTCAGGAAAATTCGCCATATCACGATATTTCCGTATCATTTCCTCTTCATTTTTTGCTACACCCTCAAGATCTACATATGTACCATATGCTGATCCTGTGGGTCCAGCTTCAACTGCGCCGTCTTCTGGTTCAGGAAGAGCAAAAGACTTTTTATTTTTTTTGTCTTTGTCTACTCTTCCTATAGTAAAACCAAATAATTGAACTGCCATATATTTTTTTCTTTTTTCTAATTATAGTAATTTTAAATTCTAAATAATTTATGGTCCTTCTTCTGAACTTGGGGGTACTGAAACAATATTCCAATGAGAAAATTCCCAAGTTACTTCATAATCTTGAATCTCACTAGTTGCCCAATCAAGAGAAATTTCCGCCACACTAGAAGGCCATATATTAAAAAACTTCACAGAATTAGTTATTGTTTCTGACGATTTCGAGAATTGTCTAACTGACATTTCTCCACCATATTTTGAAGGATCATCATAGTCCGCGGCACGTGTATTAGTTTCAAAATCGTTAAGCTTGTTCATCCAAGCGATTAACTCATTACGTATTGAATGACCTTCATCATTATAAATGGTAGATGTCCAAGTCTCTGCTGCTCTATTACCAGGAATGTTTAGTTCTCTTCCCATATAAGCAATTGGAGTAGAGGTTATAGTTGAAGCTGGAAAAGATGTTGCATGACAAAGAAATTCAACTGTACCCATGTTCGTTGTACTCACTCCACCACTAGTAAGAGAACAAGAAAAAAGTGATTGTAATGCTCCACCATCACCTAGTTTAGATAAAAAAGTAGTTGGGCTAAATACTGGATCTACTGCCATTGTTTTTCTCCGATGATTAGATTAAAGATGTAATGGGGAAGTCTTTTTTACAAGTACTCCCTTCGGAAACCACCGTCTTCCCCCATCTATATTATTATTTATAAGACTATTTTATTAGCCGCCTGTAATTTCACTAAACTCGACACCAGATCTTACAGCAACAAATTGAAGCTGTATGAAGTTAATAGAACGAGATGGTTTTATATAAATATCACCACGAAATTCGTTACGTTCAACCACATCACTAGTATTATTTGAACCATCACAAATAACCTTAAAATCTTGAACACCTTGTCGGGCTTTAATATTTCTCAAGAAAGGTTCTACTGTAGATACAAATCTGGAACGTGTAAAAGAATCGTTGAATTCAAACAAGAACGATTTTGCCATATTGGCGATTGATTTTTCCAAAAGAATAAACAATCTTCGTACATTGATACGATCAAAAGCACTAGGTTTTGCTAGTAGTGTCTTATCTCCGAAAAGAAGAATTCCTTGTCCAGGCATTCCCACTATAGGATTAACACCTTTTTTATA